ACCATCTTCACCGTCGCGCACACGCTCGTAGTTCGTAACCATGATGTCAGTCGGGCATATCATCACATCAGCCATAGTTCGTACATAGGTCACTTTCATGTGCAGATGTTGTTCCGCTTGTGTAAGGAACTCAACCACTACACGTTTGGGACAAACTATCAGCCCTTTGCCGCCTTTGTGTTTCAGGACTACCCGAAGTATCTCCAACTGGGTTACGGTTTTTTGCATACCGAAACTGGAGAATATCGCACGGCAACCACCGGACACCGCCCAGCGAACAGTATCTTTCACATGGGGATATAACGACGGTGTCAGTTCATCCGGATTGACCTCGAACCCGGTCTGACGGCTGATGGCCATCTTGTCTTTCAGAAATTCTATATATTCTTTCATTATGCTATTTCTTTCAATAATTTCATTGTTTCACTTCTTTAGGTTTCCAATCAGACGGTAATTTTGCCCACTCGCGGAACTTGGCGTCGAAGTCGTCCATGTCCCTGAACATATCCATCTTCGAATTCTCTGTCTCTACGAGTGAGGAGAATTCCAGGAAGTACATGTCGGCGCTCTTGACAAAGCTGTTATGAATCCTTTTCAAATTTCCGAGTAGTAACCCTTTGGCGTTCATCAGGTCTGCCGCTTCCTCCACCAGCATGTTGGCTTCGCAGTTAAGTATGTGTGCGGCTGAAAGAAGGCTGGTCAATCTGTCAATGCTACCATCGGCTACGGCGGCGTCAATTAATTGTTTTCTTGGTTTCATAATCGTGTATAAATTATTTATTTCTTATTTGGATAAACCCTCGTTTTTCGCATTCACGAAGAAGCAACAAATCTTCTTCTTTAATTTCGCATGGCGTTTCGTGGTTGATGCTCATATACCGTGAAATTCCGAATTTCCTGCATATATCGTTATAGAAACGCTTTTGCCGACCTTTTGCCATCCAACGGATTGTTAGTTTCATACGTTTTACCCCTATTAAAACTCGCTTGGCTTCTTTTCCAGACCTTCGTATCTTTTTCTATTCAATTCAGAAATCAATTCATCCGACATCCTCAAGGCGTTGATGGCAGATTTGTCACCGGACAGTGCACGTTTTTTAAGTTCCTCCCGATATTCTTCGTAGAACATCCCATTGGTTGTTCTTTGCTCATCAGCCATGTGTGCTTTATGCTCATTCCATGACTGGCTATCAGCAATAGCACAACGTTCTTTGTTGTATTCACGTAACCAGCCCATAATAACTTGCCCGTCTATGCGATTGTAACTTTCTCCATATTTCATTTTCATTGCATTTTTGAAACACAATTTGAAATCGTCAGTTTTCATGTAAGGGTATTCCTCAATGATTAAGTCTACGGTCATTGCAACCTGTGTGTCAGACATGGTATTAACCACATTGAAGAACGCCAAAGCGTCAGCAATTAAAATTACCAGTATGGCTCTCGCCTGCGGCTCTCCGAGTTTTCTGATTATAGTCCCTATGGCCGGCTCATTGCTTAGAAATACATCCTCAACTCTTTTCGGGCGCAGAGTTTCGCAATATTTCTCCGGCGAGGTCTTTAAGACGGCTAACCGATTCTCTTCTTGTGGTGACAGTATCAGTTCGTTTTCCATTATAATTTCCTTCCAATATTTTAGTAAAGTTTGCTTGTTTGAAAATCCAATCAAAGTCACATTTCCAATTGCGGTCATTAGCTCCCAGCAGGAATGGAGATTGAAGAATGAGATTGAAAACAGTCCTCACTGACTCTTTTCCATATTGGGCTATCCGGGCTTTTACAGCCTTTTTTCTCACATCGGTCATTGATTTTATCTGCTGGAGTCTATCTTTGAATGTGGAATTATAGTATTCCATCAATCCGCTGTAATCAATCTTTTCAGAGGGGGAGGGCGAAGAAAGCTTGTCTTTCTTTGATACTCCGTCAGGAGTATTTTCTTTCTTTTGATGTAGAGATATATCTATATACTCTCTTTCTTCTTTCTTTGTATTTGTGCCCTCTGTGTGCCCTGATTTTTGTAAAAGTTCGGATTGCGGTAGATTGTTGTTCATGGACTGTGCCCCAAGTTGTGCCCTTAGTTGTGCCCATTCGTGTCTTAATTCATTGATTTCCTTTTCAATACCCGTGCCCTTACTTGTGCCCTTGGTTGTGCCCATTGGATTATATTCTTCATATTTACATAAGGTTATAAGGTTCATTCCTTGATTGCACTCAACAGTTATCATACCTTTCTTTCTAAGATGCACAAGAAAGGAACGCACCTTCTTTTCAGACCATTTCCAACGCTGTGACAGAAATCTTATGGATGCAGGATATTGACCTCTTGAATAAGAGATTTCTCGACCTCCGATACTCTCCTTTCGGGGCGTTGCCTCAAATCGTGCAGACTGAATTAAGTCTAACCACGCTTCGCAACTGCTAAAAGTACGGGCTTCATTCCACATTTCATTCGAGAAAAACCTGCGGCTTAGCCTCAAAAATCCTTCGTCCATAGTCTTAGAATCTCACGTTAGTTAATTGCCTTCCGTTAGAAAATACAGCCCACTTACCATTTCCGCTATCAAACAACCGTAAGTCCGACACCTCTCCGAAACGTTTGATATTACCGCATAAATCCACAATCCAGCCACATTCTTTGGAAGGATGCGGACGGATGGCACGACCGACTATCTGATACCACATAGCAAGTGACATTGTAGGACGTGCCATAACGACTGTATCAAGTTCCGGATAGTCAAAGCCGGTGGTTAATACCCCGACATTCGCCACTACCGAAATTTCACCAGCCTTGAACGCTTCAAGTATCCTTTCGCGCTCACCTTTTGGGGTGTCACCCGAAACGATTGCGGCTCCGGGTATAGACCAGGTAAGCCGCTCCGCTTCTTTCAGAAAACGGGTAAATACCAAAATACCTTTCCGTTTTCCTCCAGCTTTGGGATTCATCAGCCTTTGGACGATATGAACGAGATAACCGTAGAAGTCTATCCGTTCATATTCTCTTTGAACTGACCTATCCGTATAGTCGGCACCAGTAGTATTTACTTTCAAGTTAAGTTCGTTCCATCCCGAAGGATTCATTGGATAGTAATTCAACTTCGCCAAGTAACCCATGTCTAATAAGGTTGATACCTGTACATGATAAATGACCTCTGAAAAGACATGAGGTTTTGTCCGAGTGATAAATTTCAGCATGGAGCCGAAATCACGACTGGAGCTTAAACGGTATGGCGTTGCTGTCAGTCCAAGAACCTTACACTTCACTGCATCAAAAAAATCCTTGTACATTCCCTCTTTGGGGTTTACAAGATGACATTCATCCACAATGATGTTCTTGAAGTGGGTAAACAGTTCGGGATGATTCTTCACACTGCCAATGGTGGCAAATGTTATTCGGCTTATCTCCTTTGAGTTAAAGGATGCTGAATAGATACTGCAATCAAGAATACCGTATGAACAGAGTTTCTTGAAATTCTGTTCGAGTATTTCCTTCGAGGGCTGGAACACCAAGGTATGACCGTCAAGCCTTGCGGCTATATCCGCTATGATAAGCGACTTTCCGCTGCCCGTAGGTAACACCATAATGGCATTTGTTTTCTTCGCCTTGTTATTGAAGAAAGAAACGGCAGCATCAGAGGCTTTCTGTTGGTAATCTCGTAATACATAACTCATAGCCCTTTCTCCTTTCGTAACTTCTTATTAAGTGCTTTGTAATACTTGATTAGCTGTTCGTACTCAAAATCAGTCATTTTGGAAGTGCTGGCAACTTTGACTTTCAGCAAATCAAACTTCTGTTGACCGATTTTAGCAATTAGATTCACCCGATAGTCTTCCAAATGGTCGGCTTTGAACCTGTTGCAGTGCCGGCATTCGGCATGGCAATTATTCTCATCAAACCGTGTTGCCAAATGTGTACGACTGAAATAGTGTCCGCAGTCGGCTTGTGTAAACGGTTTTATCTGCCCGCACGAGATACATCTAAAATATCCGTTCGGCATTGCATCACGAAGCCGGATAAAAAGGGAAAACTCCTTGTCGAGCTTAGCTTTCAAATCCGGCTTCTTCTTTACTGTTATCCCTGCTTTATCAAACAGAGGTAAAGGCTTGTCTTTCTTCTTAGCCTTTCGTTTTATGTAGTACGGCATTGTCTATTTGTCCAATTGTTCCATCAAGTACCTTGTCTCTTGAACGACGGCTTGTTTGTCCCAGTCATATTCATTGTCTCCATAATGGAATGTGTCAAACCCGAATATCCACCAGTCATCACCTATTTCCGTATTATCGGTAATGAATTCCACATCATCCAATATGGGATTTCTTTTTCCGACATACTTGGAATTAATTTTCCTTTTGCTTCCGATAGATTCTTCACCGCTTATTGCCGGTTCTGAAAATGTGATACCTCCATGTACACTTATATCATCAATATCAAAATAAGACATTCCATGATATTTGTTCGCAGAGGAAACAGCCACATATCCGTTATGCGTTCCATGCTCTACCATAGTGGACTTAAACCATTCGTTTGATTTTATAAATGCTACTGCTTTATTTTCCATAGTTTTCTATTATTGGTTTACACAGTTCAACAACTTGTTTACAATCCTCCACATCAAACATTCCGATATGGCAAAGCTCACGTGGTATGCCCAGTTGATTGGATAGCCACAGGTAGGCTTTGTTTCTGTTTGAAGTGTTGGGGATATGTTTCTTCCAAATTTTATTGATAAGATTGGTCTTAGCTACCTGGTCGAAGTAGAAGTGGGCTTCTTTCTTGGCTTCCCTTAGTTCCGCGTTTGCCAAACGCCCTAACGCCTGGTCTGTACCCTTGTGTACTCCGACATAAGCCCTACAATCTCGGCAGAGGTAAATCATACCGTAGGAGCGTCCGTAGATCACAGAACTATCCACGTATTCAGTAGACCTACCGCAATAAGGGCAAATCTTACCAGTTAATAATTCATCCATAATTTTCCATTAAAAGCCCCGAAGCGTATTCTCCGGGGCACAACCATTATTTACTAACCCTTGCCATTTATGTGTGGCTCACATCATTCCATCGGGAACACTGTCCGTATGCGCATTACAGAAATATCCATTTGCAACTAAATACTTTCATGTCCCCTTTCTAACACAAGTTTGTGGAGAAGCCCGGGCTCGAACCGGGACGAGTTTATTCGGCTTGTTACTATAGCATGACTGCTAAGGTGGAAAAGCACCAACTTCCTATTTCTATTACACTCACCGCGCTACCCACGGCGTGCCTACCAATTACACCACTTCTCCATATTCACCTGCCCAATCTTCACAGACCGAGCAGGCAGGTTAACAAAGTTATTCCATATAAGCCATTGAAAACTCTTTCGGAATAAAACGCCCGACCGGGATAGGTTTAGCAGATTCAATGGCTGTATGGATTTCCCTCTTTCTGAACTCATGTCCCTTTTCTTTGGCTTGTTTCTCACATTCTTCCTCTTTGTTTTTGAGATAGTGGGTAATAAGCATCATTGCTCTGTCAACGTTGAAGGTGTTCACGACAAAAGTCTGAACTCTCTCGTCTTCATTCTCCCCATCCGTGAATGTGATTTTCGTCTCAATCTGATAGAATTTCTTTTCATTGGGCTTGGAATCTCCCTCTTCTTCATCTTCTTCCGTTACAGAATCGTTTAAAAGGAATGTATCTTTTAATTCTTCGAGGGTGGCATCATCTACCTTGCGTTCTTTCAAATTGTCAGTAAGAATCACGCAAGAATCGAACTCCTTGACCATTGTCAAGGTGAATCCGAACATATAGTTTAGTTCGATGTAATCTTTCAAGATACTACAAGAATTCTCCAATCCGGTGGCATACAGCAGAAACTTATGTTTCTTGTCCCCTATTTGTGCCTGTGCAAGATAGGGATATAAGAATTTGTTTTCATTCTCGAACGCCAAGCGGTTCTGGTTGCTGACTTCCACTTCCTTAATTCCGTCAGCTTCCATACTGAAACGAACTTTCGCCAAAGTGTCTTGGTCTATCAGCGTGCCACGGTCGAAAAGAATTTCATTCCGTTCGATGGTTACTGTTTCACCTGTATCTTCATCAATGAAAGATTCCTCCCATGTTTTGAGGACACGTTTTGCAAGGTACATGTTGAGCATCTTCTTCGGGTCAGATGTCACATACCGGATTTCTGTTTTTCTTGTTTCTATCATAACTAAATAAATTCTTGATTTCTTTGTATTTCCTGCTGGGCGTATATCAGCATTTGATGTTCATTTGCAGCCGGCAGATAGATACCTGCCACTGATGCACTCCAATTACGGAAACGGTCAATACTCAGGGTCATTTCACCTGTTGTCAGTTCGGCAGAACTGCGCAAATAGGTTACTTCATTGCCTTTCTTGTTGACCGTCTTACGTTCAAACAAATCACGGTTGCAAGTCCTCTTATAGAAGTCAATCTTGGCTTCATCGAGGCTGCAACCGTATTCACTACCGAAATACCCTAAAAGAAGATGCAAGTAGCTGTTTTGGGCAAGCGTGCGGTTAGGTAGTTTCTTTTTCACTTCCACCACCGCACGTTCACTAAACAGCTTGTTTACATACTCCTTGAACTTGGGTATTTGATATTCATTCTTCAAGTCGAACAGCATACGCTAAAAAGGCAAATCGTCCTTTACATTGCCATTAGCATCAACCGGAGGTGGGAAATTCTGCGGCTGTTGCTGATAGGTCGACTGTGGCGCTGGCTGTTGGACTGGTTGCTGTGCCAGTGTAGCTTGTGGGGATTGCGATACACCGCCACGCGCTTCTATTTTATAGCATCGAATGGATACCATACGTTTGAATTCTCCGTCTTGATTCGTCCAAGAACGCCCTTGTAAGACAAATGATACAGTAACAACATCACCCTGATTAAAGCGGTCAAGTTCTGTACACTTGTCACCCGAAAACTCTAAGGGAATAATGTTCTCATACTCGCTACGCTCTCCCGTATAAGGGTCGTAAGTGGTAGCATCTAAAATAAACTCCCGTTTTGTAAATGAGGAACCACCGTTTTTGGATGGTATTTGAA